AGGAGGCTACTATATCGCACGTAGTATATTGTGACCCAAGCGTAGGCATTACCCGTGGCGACATAGTAGTGTACGGGGATTTAGAAATTGAGATAATAGGCGTAAGTAATCCCAGTTATTTAAGCCATCACTTAGAATGCCAGGGGATAGCAGTACAGCATGGCTAAGGATGTAGAGATAAAAATAGACTTAGGCGCTTCAGTAAAATGGTTAAGGCAAAAGACCACCAGTGGCATGGAGTACGCTACAGTATTTATCGAAGGAGTAGTGAAAAGGTCATTTCAGCCAGGCCACGGGAGGACTTATATTAGACATGGTAAAGAGCACAAAGCTTCAGCACCTGGTGAACCGCCAGCGGTAGATACCGGTAGGCTGAGAAGCAGCATTACTCATGCAGTAGAAACTACAGACAACGAAGTAATAGGCTACGTGGGGTCTAACGTAGAATATGCAAAATGGCTGGAGCTAGGCACTGAACGGGTAGCTGAGCGCCCGTTTTTAAGACCTGCACTGTTTAATAACCAAGCAGAAATAGCTAAAAAATTCATAGAGGGGGCCAAAAGATGAACGCTTTAACGCAGGCAATTTATAACGTACTAGTAAATGACCAGCAGCTTACGACAATGCTCAGCGATTATAAAGGTGCACCGGCAATATTTACAGTACAGCCTATACCCGAAGATGTAAAGCTGCCCTATGTAATAGTTTCCGGTAACATAGCTGATGCGCCTTGGGATACGAAGCTGGAGCTGGGCAGAGAAGTAGTCAGAGATGTAAGGTGCTTTACTGCGGCAACTGGTAGCTATCAGCTGGTAGAAGCGATAGCTGAACGGGTAAGAGAGCTATTTCATAGGCAGAAGATAGCAGTGACTGGGTATAATAATGTATACACTACCTGTAGCGGACCTATAGTCAATATGACTACTAGCGAAGTCTACGGGTTAGTGGTAACTATAACTTTTAAGTTGGAGGTGGCATAAAATGGCAAAGGTAACAGGCATAGATTTTTTAGTCTACACAAAGACTGGCGAAACACCTACATTAATTGGTGGACAGAGAGGGGCTTCCCTATCTTTAACCACTGATGTGGTAGACGTAACGGCTAAAGACAGTGACGGGTGGGAAGAAAATATCCCGCACATTAGGCACTGGAGCATCGATTTCGATGGCTTGCTTATAGAAGATGACGCTGGATTAACCGCACTAGAGAGCGCTTACATGAGCGGCACGCAGCTGATAGTAGAATTTTCTACACCCGGTGGCAGCAAGTACACTGGCACAGCTACGCTAACAGATTTTAGTTACGATACTCCATATGATGCAGAAGCTACGTATAGCGGCACGCTACAAGGCTCCGGGCCACTGACGAAAACTCCGTAGGTGGTAGTTGATGCCTAAGCCATTTGTAACAATAGAGCTAGATAAACCGAGGCATTTACGCTACGGGTTTAATGCTCTGTGTGAGCTAGAAGACCTACTGGAGGTGCCGGTAAGTAAGCTGCCCGAAATTGAGATTGGCTTCAAGGAACTTAGAACACTTCTTTACGTAGGCTTACGTGGCGAAGACCCTGAGTTAACGCCAGAAGTGGTAGGCAATCTTGTAGACGAAGCGCAGTCTTTAGATTACGTATTTAGTAAAGTCTCAGAAGCGCTGCAGTTAGCATTTGGAGGTAGTGACGAAAAAAACGACCAGAAGCCGACGGCTTAAATTGGGACGATGTATTTAAGGCGGCTGTCGGCTTACTGGATATACCTCCTGAGCATCTGTGGCAGCTTACTCCAGCTGAGCTGATTTTGATGTTAGAAGCTAAAGCAGAAGAAAGAAAAGAACATTACAACGAAATAGTGTACAGTGCTTGGCTAACGGCTGGATTGGTTAGGCAGAAGAAGCTGCCTAAGCTAGAAAGCTTAATCGTAACTGAGAAAAAGCGCAAGAGAGTAAGCCCTGAAGAAAAACGAAAACAGTTAGACGAGTTAAAAAAGATATTCGGAAGGGGGTGACAGAGTAAATGCCCGAAAACATTATAGGTGAAGCAGCGATAGCACTGCGAGCTAATTTCCAGGAATTTCAGGAAGACCTAGGGAAAGTACAGAAGGAAGTCGAAAAGGCTGTCACTCCCATTAAGAAAAATTTCGAAAGCATCGGGGATAGCTTAAAACATGTAGGGGATAAGATGAGCGACGTTGGCAAAAACATGTCGCTAAAAGTTACAGCACCTATAGTAGCAGCTGGAGCAGCAAGCATGAAAGCATGGGCAGACGTAGACAACGCTATGGATACGATCATTACGAAGACTGGTGCAANGNGAGACAAAGCTGACGAACTAAAGCAGGCATNTAAGAACGTAGCTACTACACTGCCAGCAGACATGCAGACAGTAGCTGAAGCCATCGGAGAAGTTAATACNCAGTTTGGACTGGTAGGCGAAAACCNAGAAGATGCAACCAGGGAATTAGTACAATTCGCAACGCTAAATGAAGTGGACGTGTCAAGTGCCACCTTAAACGCAAAGCGGGCAATAGAAGTATTCGGATTAACAGCTAAAGACGTAGGCGAAGTACTAGACAGCGTAAACTACGTAGCACAAAGTACCGGTATAGCTGTAGACCAGATATTTGAAGCAGCAGTTAGAGGAGCGCCGCAGATAAAAGCACTAGGATTAAGCTTCGGCGAAGGCGCTTTATTGATGGGTAAATTTGAGCAGGCTGGATTAGATAGCAGGAAGGCGCTATCGTATTTAGCTAGGGCACAGGTAGAATTCGCTAAAGAAGGTAAAACCTTACAAGAAGGGCTAGCTGAGCTACAGAAAAAGCTGCTAAGCTCGAAAGATAGTACTGAAGCACTTACTTTAGCCAGCACGTATTTTGGTACTAAGGGTGCAACGATAATGCTAGATGCTATACAGCGTGGCGTACTAGATTTAGGTGATTTAGCAGCTGCTGCAGAACAAGCTGGAGGAAGCGTAGCATTAACGTTTGAAGGAACCCTAGACCCGATAGACCAAATGAAGGTATTGATGAATAACCTTAAGCTAGCGCTAGCTGAAGTAGGCACTTCGCTGCAGACAGTATTGGAGCCAGCTTTGAATAAAGTTATTAAGGCGGTACAGAAATTCGCAGATTGGTTTAATAACCTGTCGCCAGCAGCGAAAAACCTGATAGTGACTATAGGCTTACTAGCAGCAGCACTTGGACCGCTGCTTTTGATAATTGGGCAGATTATCAGTGTAGTAGGTACGCTGACTTCCTTCCTGCCGGTATTAGGTGGAGCATTTACCCTGTTAACTGGTCCTATAGGATTAACTGTAGCGGCTATCGCGGCTGTAACGGCGGCTATAATATATTTATGGAAGCACAGCGAAGGATTTAGAGATTTTGTACTTAAAACGTGGGAAATAATAAAGTTTTCTTTTCAATTGACTGCTGACTTTATCATCTCTACAGCGCGTAAAATTACAGACTTCTTTGGAATTACACGAACTACGGTAGCGGATGAGGTTGAAGCGATGAGTGACGAAACAACGGCAGAAGTCGTTAGAATGTCGCAGGGAATTGAGAGCAACCTCTTCTTACTTCAGGCTCAGGGGAAAAGCATAAGCAAGGAAATGGCAGATGGCATAATTGCTGAAAGCAAAAGGATGAAGGAGCAGGCGGTTAAAGCTATAAATGAGCAGTATCAGGAGACAGTTGATAAGCTCGGCTATCTTAGAGACACAGCAGGGATGATTACGAACGACCAATATAACAAAATGCTCGAGATAGAGACAAAACGCAAGAACGACCAAATAGCTAATCAGGAAGAGCTGAATAAACAGGTAGAGCAAAAGATAAGAGAGCTTCAAAGCAGCGGCGTAGCGGTAACAGAGGAAATGAGGCAGCAAATAGTCCAAACGGTACAAGCGCAGAGGGATGGAGTAATTATGGCTGTTTCTGAGCAGAAAGACAAGGCGGCAGCGGTTATAGCAATGCTTAAGGCTGAGTCTGGACAGATAACAGCGGAGATGGCAGCTGAGGCGATAAAGAACAGCCTGACACAGAAGGAAGAAACGATAAAGAACGCAAACGAGCAATACCAGAAAACGGTAGAAGCGATTATGGCTATGAGCGATGAGGCAATAGCTACAACGGGCTATACAAGGGATGAGCTTATTAACAATGCTAAGTTACAGCGTGATAGGACTGTTGAAGCTGCAACGTTAATGCACGAAGAAACTGTTAGAGAGATATCAGAAATGGCTGGAGAAAGTATCAAAGAGGTAAACCTTTCTACAGGCGAAATATTGTCATCTTGGGACAAGTTAATACTGCAAGGCAAACAAAACTGGGGAGAGTTTTCTGGCTTCTTTGTAAGATTGTGGCAGGGTATATCAGCTGGAGCAACCTCAGCATGGCAAGGAATAAGCACGTTTTTGAGTGACACGTGGACAGGGATTAAAAACACAGCTGCGAGCATGTGGCAATCTATAAAGGATACTACTTTTTCTGTTTGGCAAGAAATAGCTAGCTTCTTAGGTAATGTGTGGAGTGGAATAAGCAATACAGCGAGCTCTATATGGAGCGCTGTGTCTACTTTCTTTTCTCAAACTTGGGGCAACATATCAAATGTTACATCTTCTGTCTGGCAAGGAATTACGGGCTTCCTAGGTAACACATGGACTTCGATAAGCAGTGTGGCAACTTCTATATGGAGTAACATATCTTCGTTTCTTTCGCAAACGTGGAGTAACGTTTCTAGCTTTACAACATCTACCTGGTCTAGTTTAAGTGGGTTTTTGAATAATACATGGACTGGAATAAAGAACTTTGGCACTACTTTATGGACTGGGCTCAAGGATGCTATAACAACTCAAACAAATACTGTAAAAAATACCTTGTCTACGGTATGGAGTTCTACAAGTACATTGTTAAGNAATACATGGANAAACATAAAGAATACAGCTAACACTCTCTGGACTAACATGAAGGACATAATAAGTAACCAGAAAAACACAGTAAAGAATACATTGTCAGCCGTATGGAGTGCTGTGAGTACTTCGTTGAGCACTACTTGGTAAAGTATTAAGAATAAAGTGAGCACAATGTGGAGTGGGATAAAGGACGTAGTTACAGCGCAGACAAA